ATGTTCGCCCGCGTCAGTGCGATGGCGACATTCTTCTTCACCGCTGCTATCAGTTCCGGCGGGAAATCGACCGGGCAGAACAGCGGTCCGCACTCGGTCCAAATCTCGTACGGCGTCAGCTCACCCAACAAAACCGAACGGCAGTGCTGGTTGTAGCAATCCTCCCATTGCAGCCGCGCCAAGTAATCGTCGAGGGTCGTGATCGCCGTGTACGGACTGCTCTCGCGCACCGCCACCCAGAGCGCGTTGTGCACGAGGTCTTTCAGCTTCAACACGCAGTAGATCGCGTGTAGCACCAGGGACGGACAGGCTGGATCACTGACCAGCGGGCACTCGGCCGGATCGTCGTGGGACTGGAAGTAGCTGATTGCTGCGTTCTTCCAGTAATCCCACAACGGTCCCGACGGCAGCAGCTGCATGAACTCGACAAAGGTGCAGCACAGGTCGTTGCCGCATAGCGGCGGCATGCAACAACTAGGATCGTCAATGTTGGCGACGTCCTGGCAGCCGTCGGCTGTCAGCATGGCGGTTTCTTCGCCGATGGATTAGTGAAGTTGACCGTGTTCAAGCACGGCAACACATCGCATTCCGGCTCGAGATCGCCACACGCTGTCACCCAGGTCAGCTCGCGCGGGTAGAACGGCGGCGTATCTTCCCAGCCGATGATCGAGAACCGCGCCGAAGAGTTGATGTCGGCACCCATCACCGAAGCCACGATCAGATCGATCTGCTTGATCCGCAACGGCATCGACGGACAGATGCGCTGGAACAGCGCCCGTACCTGCTCTTCGATGATCTGCTTCTGCGACGCCGACGGGCAGCCGACAATGTCGATGATGACGTCCAGCCACAACGGTATCGGTACATAGATCTGACCGCAGACACCGATCTCGACTTGGCCCTCGCCGTAACCCTGATGCTCGCCGAACACCCATTCGTTGATGTCATCGACAATATGCTGCGGTGGGATCCCGCACGGAAACGTGTCATCGAACAGAGCGTAAAACTCCATCTTGGTGCCGCAGCTCTTACAATTGAATCCGGTGCAGTCGGGATTAGGCGTCGGCTCGCATCGACAGCAGGAACCTTCGCGCACGCACACCCGGGTGACGCAGGGAAACTCCATGATCACTTGCTTCAGCCACGCCTGGGTCGCCCGCGGCTGATAAGCCAGCCGCTCCAGGTAACGCTTGCGAAACTGCTCGCAGGTCTCGGCCTCGGCACCACCACAGAACTGACCACCGCAGATCTGCACCAGGGCGTCGATACCCGGCGCCGGCGTGGTCATCGTGCCTTCCGTCACCGTGCCCGCGGAATTCATGTCGGACCCGGGCGTCAGTGCTCTGATCCGAACCACCAGCGAGCCGCTGGTCGGGATCGTCAGCGGCACCGTGCCGACCGACACGTAGGTGCCTTGCACGGTCTGGATCTCGAAATACGGCGGCACCAGCGATCCAGGAACACCAGTCAGTTTGGCATAGCCCTCGGCGTGCGCAGCCGGTTTTGGAAACACGCCGTTGCGCGCCGCCATTTTGTAGAGGTTATCGCAGCACGCCGTTTCCGGATTGGTCTCGCGCCACATCTGGTCGGCCACCGCATAGAATTGTTCGGCGGCGGCGTAATCGTTGGCGACGACATACCACTCGTTCGATTCAGGGATCACCTTCCCGCCACCAAGTACGGTGGACGAGAACATGTTCTTGAGCTGATCGAACAGCGTCTGTGGATCTGGTCGCGGAATGATGCATGACATGGTGCGTCAGTTCCATACCCAGGTCTCGGAGACGAAACTACCGGAGAGGTTGAGGGTTTTGGTGCCAGTGGAAGTGTAGACCGTGACGATCACGCCGACACTGTTCGATCCACGATAGTGAGTTTCGACGACTACCGATGTAGCGATGCCAAGAGCCACCAGCTTTCCGGCGTCGGCCTGGACCGCGGCGCCGACAGCCTTAACCATGTCGGCGGTTCGGATGTATCTCTTATCGGCGGCGTTCCACATCGTGGCGCCGATATACAGATGATCGTCGCGATAGGATTCCGACCAGTGGCCATAGACCGCCGCCGGTGTCGGGCACTTAGCATCGGTGCGCGCCCGGGTATTGAGGATGTTGAGGATCAGCCCCTGCAACCACTCCTCGGTATTGATGGTGCGACCGTCGTCCTGCTCGTCGTATTGCAGGCCCGGTATCGAGCAGATCTCGCCGCACACATTATAGGTGCCGCAAGTCTGTACCCGTGTTGTCCAGAATATACGTCGGCCGCCGACATTCTGGTCGAGGCAAGGATCAACTTGCATCGCCGAAATCCAGCTCGCCTTGCAGGCTGGCACTGGCGGCACCGCTGCCACCACCGCCACTGGATTGCTTAGCCTCTTGCTTGTTGCCTTCGAAACTAGGCGGCTTTTCGCTGCCTTGAATAACCTGTGGCGTCTTGATCCGCTTGTTGACGATCAGCTCGCCGTCGACGATCAGCTTCTTGACCCGGAACACGCCTTGATCGCCTTTAACCTCGAATTCACCCTTCTCGCCGACCGCGAACTTGTTCTTGGTGACGTGTGCCAGTTTGTCGGAAAAATGAAATGCGAAGTCACCGTCGGTCGGATGCTGCACACCGCCTTCGCCTTCCGGCCAGCGTCGCTGCTTATCGTGCGGCGTGGTCAGTACCGCCACCTTCAACTGGGTGTCACTCGATGACGACAGCAGAAATACCTCGGCGTCATGATCCTTCTTCAGCTTGAACCCGGCACCGCCAATAACCAGCACCGTCGCCTCTTCGTCTTCAGTGTCAGTGCCCTTGACCTTGATGGTGGAACCTTGCTCCTCGTATTTCAGTTCGTGCCAGACATGACGCTCGACACCGTCTTGAACATCTCTCGATCGGGCACTGTATGGAAGGAACGTCATGATGTTTCTCCAAGCCACGGGGGAAGCGTTAACGGCGGAGTCTCTTTTGCTTTTTCTCGCTCAGCCTTCTCGGCATCGGTTAACGGTAAAGCCGCTGCCTCGACCAGCGACATGAAGGGATCGTTGCTCAACATCGGCGGCCCCCACGCATCGGGGTACATGCCGCTGACAATCGGAATATCAGCCTGACTGCGTCGCGCCGCGCCCATGGCCATGTTGAGCGCCGCCAACCCAAAACCACCAGCACCGCCACCACCGCCACCACCGCCACCCTCGCCGGCGCCACCGGAAGGTGGCGGCGACAATACCAACGTGGTCTTCAATTCTTTCTCGTGGTTAACGTGATAGGTCAGCTCTGTGCACTCAAACACATCGAAGATCCCTTCCGGCGGCACCTCGACATAGTGGGTGTTGCCGATATCCCATGGCTGACCGGACGGCGTCTGCACATGAAACACTTCGATGGTAATTTTCTGGCTCGCACTATTGCGCTTGTTCATCTCAAAGCGAGCACGACGCTCAAGCTCTTTGTCGGTGGCATCGCCATAGTGCTGTATGGTGAGCAGGTTCTTGCTCTTGACCTTGCTGTTGGTGACCGTTTTGTGGGTTTTCTCCAACGCCTTCTTGCCGCGGATGTCTTTCTTGCTGCGCTGGCCCTTTACCTTGACCTTTGACTTGGCCTTGTCCTCGGATTGCTCCGCCGAAAAAGTCAGGATGTTCTCGCCTAGAATAAGCGCATCGCCGCTACCGGATTCCGTCCCGACACCATCGGTGACACGCAGCTGACCGTCACGGGTCTCGTACATGAAGTAGCAGTTTTCCAACGCTACCCGGTGCAGCTCATCGACCACAGTCGCACCATCACGGAAACGCTGCTTGTCGAGCTTGATCACCTCACCCTTCCAATCGAGCTTAACCTGCCACGGCTCGATCAACTTCTCGATCACCTCCTTGGTGGTCGGCTGCATCATATTGGTGGTCGGATGCTGGTGCGAAGAATCGATCAGACGTTTGGTCTTGCCGCGGGCAGAAAGCTTAACGCTATATTCATTCGGACCGATGTTGACGCTGGTAGTGCCAGACGTAGTGTTGCCACTGCTCTTTGCTGACGGTGCCGCTTTGCCGGTGTGTTGAACCTTATCGTTCTTATGGCCTTTTTTACCGGTCCCCTCACGGGCGTCGACGTTGCCGGTGAACGCCAACTGACCGGCGATGTAAACCAATATATCGGCACCGGCCTTGGCTTCACGCGCGATCGGCGCGTTTGGCATCGAGCCGCCGAATATCGTAACCTCAAGCGTTCCAGTAAGATCATCCTTCTTGCGCTGGAGCGTCATTGCCGTCCAGTTTGCAAGTATCTGTCCACCGATAGAGATCACTACGGGAGTCATACCGGAGTAACGCCGGCGACAATCGGACCGAAGCGCCCGTTGGCATCGACGACGTTGCGTTCCTCAAGTTCACGGTGACGTTTGGCGTCCTTATAGATCGCGTAGGCCGCGACCAGGGGATGCACACCGCCGGAGAAATTGACCAGAACCTTGCCCGGCAACCGGTACGATAAATCGTACATCATCTTGCTGAACTCGGTGGCGTACTTCTTGATCTCCAGGAACAGCCCGTTGTCGCACGCCGAATAAGCAACGCGGGCTTCATCGTCGAACACCGTCATCACCGCCGTTCGTGCCATGAGACACTCGTCGACGGTGACATATCGCCGGCCCATGGCGGCTTCCGCCATGCCGATACCGGCCAGGATGCGAAACCGACTCATCACGGATTCACTGCTGTCCGTTGCCGTCCCCGGCGGAAAGCGCATCAGCGGCGTCACCACGTTCACAAGCTTGCGGTGGATATCATACTTGGCTTTGGCGTCCTGAACGTTGCGCGTGATCAGGTTAAAGCCTTGCACCAGGGCGTCGTCGACGTTTACTCCTGACAGTGCAAGACCGTCATCCTGCGCCACCTCGTGCATGCGGAATATCGAGCGCCAATCACTAGCCGGTGAATCAGCGACAACAACGTGCTCAGCAACATTGGCGACAGCCGCTATTAAAAATTGCGCTTTATCGACGATGTCTTCTTTCCACGGCTGCGACACCAGCATTGGCTGGTAGTCTCTCATGAAAGACGCTTGCGACGTCGCGAAGAGGGTGGAGCTGATGATGCCGAATATCGAACCGAAGAGACCGCCGATGCCGCCGACATTCGCTTCAACGAACTCCATCTCAGCAGACGTTTCGCCCGCCGAGTCCTCCAGGTTGTCCTTAACCTTGACTGAGCGGCACGCCACCATGACTGCGCCGCGTGTCGGGTGGACGAGAATGCCTGGACCGGGAGACTGACAAGCTTCGAATACTGCCTGACTGTCCCAGACGTGGTTGTCATCGCGAAAGAACGCAGTGAGGTGATAAACCCGGATCTTGCGGCCGAGATCGGCATAGGCGGTGTTCTCCCCAAACGGAAACTCACCTTCGGCGCCACGTCGCCCGCCTTCAATGTCGGCCTCAGTGCAATAGAACGGCACGCCTTTGAACGAGGCCGGGACGACGTCTTTGCCGATGGCGCAGGCGGTGCGTGACATGCGTTATGCCGATGTCGGTACTGTTTGCGCACCAGGGGAAGCTGGCACGCGTGCCCCGGGAATTGCTTGCGGAACATCGACTTGAACTCGCGCCGCCGAAATGATCGCAGCCGCGGCCGAACCAATGGCACCACCGATAGCGCCAGCTCGTCCGTTCAGTTCGCCGGCAGCATTCGTCCCGACGGTGGTGCCAGCATTACCGATCGTGCTTGCGCCGCTGCTGAAGGTCTCATTGAAAGTGCTCTTCATCGATGCCGGATCGACCAAGCTGGTGAACGATATCGGCGTAAATCCCGGAACTGTTGGTAACGGCGGCAACGCTATCGGCGGTGGCGGCGTTTTTGGTGGCTCTTCTTTTGGCGGCTCTACCTTCGGCGGCTCTTTTGGCGGCTCTACCTTCGGCTCTTCTTTTGGCGGCTCTACTTTTGGTGGCTCTGGCGTAGTAGCCAGCAACTTGAGGACTTTGAGCAGATACTCATTCATGGCCGCCGAACCGCCACCGGGTCCGGTGTAGCCCATCTTCCTAGCCAACTCTTCACGCGCCTTAACTGAAGTGGGCTGGTTCAGTGCCTTCAACAACTCGGTGATGGATTTCACGCCATCTAGCTTGCCGCCGGCACTAAGCTGTCGCAGTTGTTGAACTGTAGCATCAGATATAGCCGACTTCGGAGCGGTAGGACTGACTGCTGCTCCTCCTTCGCCTCCCCCCAGCCCGGCCTTTCGCCGCAGCTCCTCCATATCTTCTGCTTCTTGAACTTTCTCTTTGGCTTTTTGTTCTTTCAGAGCAGCAACACGAGCTTCGGCGGCGGCGATCTCAGCATCGATGGTTCTGTTTTGCGCCTCTAAGGCTGCAATCCTCGCCCCGAGTACCTGGACTGTGCTCATGTTTCGCCTAGTATTTATATCCCCCCGTAAAGGCTTCGCCTCTTCTTCTGCTAGACGCTTTTTAAGCGCATCAAGTTCTGCTGGAGCTGTTCTCTTCAACTCCTGTAGGTTCATAAGATCCTTCTCAGGATCTTTGGCG